AACAAGGCCAAGAAGAGAAGTTACAAGGCGTATGCAGGACAGGGCAAGTAAGGACGAAGTCAGATTACTGAGGGCTCAGATAGGCAACCTAGAAGTGCAGGTCGCGGACTATCAACAGATCGTCAAAGAACTCTCCGACCGGCTAAGCCTCTACGAAAAGAAATACGGCACAGTTTTCGTGTCTTCTAGAAATACCTCAGACCAAAGATGACAGCATCCTTCCGCCTACGGAACTTGATGTGTTCGTAGTCTATGATGTAAACGTTCAACCTACCACCATGCTCGTCCATGATGCGTTCCGTGTCCAAGGGTCGTATGGTTATCCTGTCCTCGTCAGGCAACTTGGCTTCATAACCCCAGAACATGGGCCACCAGTGTAATGGGTTCAGAGAATCAAATTGCTCCTTCATTATCAAGAGGAATATGACAGGTGTTATAGTGAATGGTTCCAACCACCATGGTATGGCATCTATGGTGAGCCAATCTATCAAGTGTATTATGCCTGTCCACACCGCCAGTATGGCCAGCAGTATGCCCATGATGGGCCAGAACTCCTCTTCGAAGTCCATGTCGTGATCGTGGTGCGAATACATGCGTATTTTTTGTTTTCTACTCATACTCATACTAATATATATGTGTATGAAAAAGACATTATTAGTAAATGGTTGCAGTTATGGTTTGTGTTGGACGCCCACACAGAACTTCATTGAGAATCTTGGTTGTGACAATGCCGTAAATGTATCAAAATATGCTACCAGTTTCCAGAGGACCTGTAGGAGCACCATAGAATGGATAGCACAGAATGGTAATCCAGAGTTTGTCATTGTTCCTGTAACTTTCGCACACAGGTGGGAATTGGCCATAAGTGACAATGAGGATCAGATAGACGGTAGTTGGTTCCCATTGCAAAGGAAAGAATTGCTGGATGCATACTCGGATCAACTGCACAGAGACGTGGATATCAATAAGTTGAAACTCATGATAGACTTGTATTACGGGTCAATACCTACCATAAAAACATATTGGGATAAATTGTTTTCAGAGGTCATCATGTTGAGTGCATTCCTTGAAAGCAAAAAGATTAGGCACTTATTTTTTGACATGTGCAATCAGTTTGACAAAAAACACATTAAGGGTTATAAAGGATTTGATAAACTTGATTTGATAAAATCAAATAAAAATGTCATAGACCTATTCAAATTCAGTGGCAACAGACACATGTGGCAAAGTATGGAGCAAAATAAAAATGTCAACGTCAACACACATCATGCACCAGAACAGTACAAACACCTCGAGAATTACCTTTTAACCTTTATTAATCAGTAGACTTATGCTAGAATTGTGCTACAATAAAGAGTAAATACCTACAATGCAAAAACACACTAGAAGTTTATTAGAAGAATTGAGCTCAATGCCTCTCAGAAGAGATAAGGAAGAGGTTGTTGAGAGCAGGGCTTCTCACATCCTGGAGAGTGCCATAAGGCTGATGACTTACATCAGGGAGAACTTCGATCAGGACACAGCATTCAAACTGGAAAAGAAATTCAATTCAGCACTCAAAAACATGGACGCATCCAAGTTCAGCAAAGGCGTGGCCCGTATCAAAGAGAACAGAGACGTCAAAGAGAACATGCTAAAAATCAAAGACGGCGAATACAAAGAGGACTAACCAATGTTGATAGAAGATGTCCTTACAGAATTCAAGAGGACGCACCTAGAACACATCGAGGACATCGTCATCACTGACGGCTACGAGGGTGGCAAGGCAGTTATTGAATACTTCAGAGGATTGTTATTAACACTGAAAGGATCAAGTTCGGAGGCCATGAGTGTGTCTGTGAAGTGGGACGGAGCACCTGCAGTGGTATGCGGAACTAATCCAGACAATGGCCGTTTCTTCGTTGGCACTAAATCAGTGTTCGCCAAGAACGCAAAGATAAATTACACCAAGCGAGACATAGCGAACAACCACGGCACAGACGACCTAGGACAGAAGTTGTTGAAGTGTCTTGTGCATCTTAAGAAACTGAACATCCAAGGGGTGGTGCAAGGTGACCTACTGTTCACGGACGAAGACATCACAAGAAAGAATGTGGATGGCAAACCAAATCTAACATTCACTCCAAACACCATCACCTATGCAGTGCCTGAAGCAAGTGACCTAGGCAAACAGATAGACAGGGCCAAGGTGGGAATAATATTCCACACAACCTACGTGGGAGACTCCCTGGCTGACATGAACGCCCAAGGAGGGGCAGATGTGGGTTCGTTCGCCAAAAACAATGACGTGTTCTTTGACAACGCCACATACAAGGACGTGTCAGGCAGTGCCAAGTTCACTGATAAAGAAACAAAACAGTTCTTCAATGGCATCGAGAAATTAGAAAACCTGTTGAATGGTGTGCCAAGGAACCTTTCAAGTGTGCTGGGGCAGAACCAGGACTTCATACCCATGTTCCAGATGTACATCAATGCCATGGTAAGGGAAGGCAAACTGCCAAACGATGCCAACAAGTTCCTACTAGGCTTCAAGAAATTCTACAACGATAGGATGCAACAGCAGATGTCAGGACTTAAGGCACAGAAGGCCTTACAACTGAGACAGGACAAGATGAAACAGATGCCCGTGTTCCTTAACAGGGCCAAGAAACCATTACAGGCCATGTTGACTTTCTACAGGGCAGTGCAGACCATGAAGGCATTCGTGCTTAAGAAGATGAACCAGGCACAGGCCATAGGATCATTCCAACAGACGGATGGCGGACTTGAAGTAACAGAACCAGAGGGGTTCGTTGCTGTTGACCGTTCAGGCAATGCTGTCAAGTTGGTTGATAGGTTAGGATTCTCAAGAAGGAACTTGACTGCGATCAGCAAATTCAAGAAATAGTTCTAGGGTCTTGTTGATCTGCACACTTAATTTTTGCTCGTCAAAGAATGTATCATAGTTGTGTTTCCTGAGTGCCTGTGTCTGCAGATAAATGTCTTGCCATTTCTTGTTGCCACTTTCGACTAAACCGCCTTGGCTACACTTCGCTCTAAGGTCTTGGCAGAGATTTACTAACTTGTCAATTCTTTTTTCTGTATCATGTTCGAGATCATAACTCTCATCAAAATAATTTCCAAATGTCTTGAACCCCATCTCCCTCAACTTCTGAAGATAGAGATAGTTGCCATGCACTACGAAAACATGTTGTGCCAATATGGGCTTCCATATCTTTTCGGTCATGAACACATCGTTGCTGTTGTCGTTGGTCTCTGACACAATTGAACACACAGTATCAATGTAGGGAAGTTCATAGATATCTCGATCCAACTTAGCCAACCCCCAGTGTAGATAATTCTTAGCGTCAACTCCGGGCAGTTCATACTGTTCCGGCAATGTGCGTTTTGACTTGTGCAAATGGAAAGTATGTATGCTGTTATCAAGGACACCTTGATCTAATAGTTTATCATACAGTTTGACTCTGTGGGGACGTGCCGCCTTGTTCAGATAGAGGAAGTCATGTTTCTTGTGCCAGTAACTGCCGTTGTGATCATGGGTGAAATTAAATTTATGATTCTTGTGTTTTTCATACATGTAAAACCAAAACCAACTGACACCTCCCGTCCATTTGATGTGTTCCAGATCTAAAATGGGATAGAGATCCATATTGTCAATGTTTTCTTTAGATTCCCATGGTGTGGCACATATAAAAGTGAAGCCTTGGCTGTGAAGAAGTTCACATCTTTTTTTAAATTCCACATCAAAATCGTTGTTACCACGCAGTCTTACATTGTCATCACGAACGTCTATGATCGCAAAGCGCCTGTCATAACTGTCAAGGTCATAGTTGTGCAATCGATAGTACTCATATTCTAGGTCGAATGTTTGATCTTTGAGACTGTGCAAATTTATGAACTGATGCACCTCCTGGTGTGGACCAGTTTTCATTATGTCTGTGAGAATAAAGTTTCGTTGCATATAGCCTATAAATACCTGTATGTTAACACCATTTCTTAAGTATGTATCTGAGGGCAAGGTCATAAGACGGCATAGTGACTTGCAGAGATTCACTTTCCCTGAGGTCACAGAGAGGATATATCTCAGTTTCCTAGCACTAGCACTGATGAGTCAGAACAAGGACACACAGTCTTTCGCCAAATCATACGCAGATCAGACCATGGCCAAAGGCACATTCGACCAAGTTAGAATGATCAACAATGATCTATCAAACATGCTGGCCATAGTGTCAGGTGATCCAGAGATCACCAAGAAGCTCAAGAACAAAGACCAAGCACAGGCCATGAGACAGAGGCAACCTGTTCCTGTTATGGCACTGAGGAGATACCTGAGGACGTGGGAGTATCACTTCAAGAACCTAACACACCTGGAGAGAGCACTGAACATACAGGATGCCAATCTAAAGAACATCAGGCGGGCTGTGGCCAACTACACCAAGTTGGATTCAAAGATGAAGATGCAGACCCTACACAGACTGCAACAGCAACTACAGGCCAAACTGCCCAACACTGACATACTGAAGAAATTCAAGGAACTGTAATGGAAAAACAAAGAAAAATATGCCATAGGTGCAACTGCGATACACACTGCGATGAGCCCTGCTCCAACTGTGAGAAGTGTGATCACTGTGACTGTGACAGATGCCTAGAGAGGGCATTTTGAAAATGATCAAGTACATCTGCGAGAAGTGTGGGTGCGAACAGCACTGCCGAAGTTCATGTACAGAATGCAGGGACTGTCCAGACTGTGCTTGTAAGGAATGTGATGCCGGAAGCGAATAGTTTCTGGGTACTCTACGGACAGCACACCGAACCCACATTCCTAGAAGAGGCAGGCAACGGTCAACAGGCGCAGAGGGACAACAGTCTAAAGTATGTAAAGAGTTGGAGGACTGCGATCGACGTGGGTGCCAACGTGGGCGAATGGACCAGGCCACTGGCCAAGAAGTTCGACCATGTGATCTGTTTTGAACCAAACCCCAACTTCAGAGAGTGCTTCAATAAGAACATCACAGAATCAAACGTCACACTGTATCCATATGGGTTGAGCACACATGCACACACGGCCGAACAGGGCACCAATCATACACATCTAAACTACGTGGTGGGAGACACCAAACCCAGGGAAGGTGACATAGATTGCCGATCCCTTGACAGTTTCAATCTCCGTGATGTTGACTACATCAAGATAGATGTGGATGGATTCGAGATACCAGTGCTCCAAGGTGCACAGGAGACTCTGAAGAGAAACAGTCCCGTGATCAACATTGAGATGAAGGAACGCAAGAGGCCCAAGATAGTTAAAGAATCTAGGAAAATACTGCGTAACCTTGGTTATAATCATCATTCACGTGTGAGAAGTGACGAAGTGTGGCTTAAATCTTAATATTACAGCATAATTTACCATCTTTACCAATAAATACATTTAACGTGATGCCTGAGCGGTATCACGGCATTTAGTAATCAGAAAAAAAGGAGGATAACAAAATGCCAATATCACCAAACAGAACGGTCGCCCCGTTAATAGGCGAAAACAACAGATTCATCGGTAAGGAAATCACGATGATCGCTGTAGACTGGGACGTTGACGCAGATGCTTCAAGAGAGGCAATGGAAGCGATCCACAACACAATCTTAAGCAGAGCCACCATCTTAGCCGCAGGTGCGGTTTATGACACAGGTACGAAGCAGGACTTCTTACTTGAGGGTGACTTGACAAGCACTATCAACAGTTTCACATCGTTAGATGGAACTGTGACAGGTACTATTGCTCAAGTATTGACTGAAGACATCATCAACCTAGGTACAGTTGATTCGATCGACTTCACTTCAGGTACTGTTGCTGTAACTCTAAAGACAACTTTCAAATACGCTTAATAGGCTGATATAGAAGGAGTATAGAATGCCAGTAACACAAAACAGATCAACTGATCTAACAAGAAGACAGGCTTTCAACGGCAAGGGTTTAACTTTCGTTGAGGTCATCTTTGATGACGCTATCACGGCTTCTGCCACCACACCAGAAGCACTTGACTCAGTGTTTGACAAGACGACAAAAGTCATCAACAAGAACGGTACACTACTAGGGGCCTCATACAGGTTAGCGGCGAAGGCCACTGACAACGATGCGGCAGAGGTAGCGGCGATAGACGCGGATGATTCAATAGACTCATACCAGTACATCGTTGAAGGCACACCAGGACAGTTCAACAACGCGGACTCAGCCGGCGACATCAACATGGATGTTGACGCGACTGTGATCGGTGATGCTGAAAGTGACCTTGAGTCAGACATTCTAGCAAGCCTAGACGTCAGTGACTCAGCCGGTAACGTTCACGTTAAAATCAGAACATTATTACCAGAAGGTGTAACATCTTCAGGTGATGATGCCATCTATGGAATGTTTGACCAAAGGGGTGATGCGTAAGCATAACCATTAGTCACACAGACTAGATTACCAAAGGGCGGATCTTTAATTAGGTTCGCCCTTTTTTCTTGACTTAAATATCGATATGCACGAGTACAGGATACACACGTTGGTAGACATCACAGACAACGGCAACCTCAAAAGGCAATTCCCGTTCGAAACAGATGCGGGCAACGAGATACACGACAAACACACACTGGCCATAGCACGAGACCAGAACTTGAATTTCTCAACAATGTTGCAACTGCTACAGATGAGGGGTAACATAACATGGGAACAGCCACCGCAGAAGGTCGAACTGCCGGACCTGGCCAATCACGCATTTGGATCCTACTACGAAGGTGCACACTCCACCTGGCACTTCCAGTTCTTCACGGAACAGTCGGGAGTGTACGGAGACTTCACAGACCCCACCGAGAACCTGGTAGAGGATTTCAGCCTCATACCCATTGTCGCAGACTGCACCAACACGGCACACCTGCCCATACACACCTTCGTCACCAAGGAGATGACTGGCACGGACAGGCAGAAGATCATCGGTGCACTGGCGGGCGGCATCATAAACACCTACTTTTCTTACGCCGGTCCCATCGATAAATAACAGTACATTTTAGGCACAAACAAAAACACACAGAGGCTCATCTAGGCAATGCGACAGGCACAGTTCCAGGCTATAACGGCGGAGATCAGAGAGATCAAACAGGAGTTGAGAGAATACATAATATTGATGAGTACAACAGAATTAGAGAAACAGAATCTTGAAGCACACGTGGACCTTTGCTCTGAGAGATACAAAGGGTTACACGATAGACTGAGTGCGATCGAAGTTCGTCTGGGCAAGATGAACGAAGAGATGACACAAGGTCACAAGTCACAGACAAAGACAATCATAGCAACGGCGGGCACAGTGGTCGCAGGCTTACTATCAACGGTGGTGGTGATCCTGATGAAGATGCCAGGCTAAAAATTACCAATACATGTTCATACAGATAGCACCGCGGGTCAAGGTCTACGTCACAGACACGGACGCTGAATTCATACGGGCACACGCCACAGAATCATTCAGGAGTGACCAACTGTCTATGGAGGACGCGGACAGGGCCAAGCGGTTGGCGGACAAGGCCATCTTCGTACGAAAGAAACTTGACACCCACATGCAATATGC